GTGGTCAGGTGTGGCCGATGCGGCTATCCGATCGACCCCGGCTCGTGGTGGGATCTGTCCCACCCTGGAGACGACAAATCCGTAACGCCGGTGCCGTGGCATGCGCGGTGCAACCGGAAATACGCCGCCAGCGTCACCAAGAAGCGCCGGAACCGACAGCGACAGAAGGGAAGACCATGAAGATCCGAGGCCGAGACAACACCGCAGGACGTTGGAGCCGGGTGTGGTTCTGGCCGGTCCCGCCGGACGTCGAAGTGTCGCCAGAGGCAATCGAGGCCTGGCTGAAGGCGCACCCCGAGGACCGTCCTCACTGATGAGCGAGTGGCTGTACGACCCACGGGAGGTAGATCGCGTCCGCCAGCGCCTGGCGGCCATCAACCCAGCGGCCGCCGAGGCCGATGACATCACCGTTCTGGTCATCGATATCGGAAACCGGGCCGTCGCCGGTGAACCCATATCCGCCGACGAGAAACGGTTCGCAATTCATCAGATCTCGAAGGTTCTGGCGAGGTCCGAGGCGATCCAGGACCTCCCGGAGCTCGAGCAGTGGCTGGAGGGTCCGCAGTGCTGATCCCGGCCGGCGTGATGGTCCCGGCCGACACCTCCGTCTATGCAGCCGAGGTCTGGCGACGAGGTCTCCGGGATCTCCACCGTGACGGCATCGACCTTCCGGCCCCGATGCTCGAGCTGCTCGACGAGCTCGAAGTGACAGCTCGACGTGTTACCGCGAACGTGACCGCGGTTACGAGCGAAACGACCCCTTCTGCCACCATCGATCCCATGGGAAGGGAAGTCGGCACCGCTGCCGCCGCCAGGATTCTGGGGCTGAAGAGTCACCGATCGGTGGCGGCGCGGTGCCGGCGCGGGTCGCTGCTGCACCGGATGGTCAATGGCAAGTACCTCATTCGCGCTGAATACCTCGAGGAGATCGCCTGAATGCCAGGATTTTCCACCTATGCCGAGTGCCTCGAGGCCCTCGATCGGGTTCATGAGGCGACGCAGCGTCTGCCCGTTGGAGGAGCTCAGGATCTCTCGAACGTGGTCGGCGCTCATGCCGCTTTTGCCGGAGCCATCAGGTCGACGCCCACTGTTGCCCCCGAAGACGCTGCCGGGACCGTCCGGTATCGCGAGGTCCACGGCCTGCCCCCACTCACCGAGGAGAGCGAATGACCAAACTGACCACCGAGGAGCGCCTCGATCGGCTCGAGAAGGCAATCGTCCAGCTGGCCGTCGACGTCGCTCCCCACACCATGAACAACCGTGCCGTTCGGCAGCCGGAGATCCTGGCGCTGATCGAGGAGCAGGAGCAAGCCGGGGAGTCGACCCACTGATGGCCACCATCAAGTCCGAACCCCTGACCTACCACCAGGACGAGACCCGGCACTCGTTCTTCCGGGACCTGGTACTCAGGGAGACCATGCCCGGCGCGTCCGATCGGCTCCGTCGCCATGCCGAGGAGATGCGGGTCCTCAACCGGGAGCGGGAGGAACGGGCATGGCGTGGCATCCGGTCCGGCGAGCTCGAGTACCGGGTCGAGCCCAACCGCACGGACGGCGAGGGCGGCTACTTCACCGTGCCGGCCTGGCTCAACCAGTACTTCGCCACCGCCAAACGGCCGGCCCGGATGCTCGGGTCGCTCATCCCTGCGACATTCGAGCTGCCGTCGGGGATCTCCTCGGTGAACCTGCCAATCGTAAGCACTGGCACCGATGTCCAGCCGGTTGCCGACATTGCTGGCGTCCCGACGGCCGACATCACCGACACCGCCGGGTCTTCGACCGTCGTCACGCTGAGCGGACAGGTCGACACCTCGCTGCAGGCTCTCGAGCAGTCGCCGGCCGGCGCCCCGCTCGACTGGGCACTGTTCAAGGACATGACCGAGGCCGCCGACGCTGACCTCGAGACTCAGCTCCTCACTGGACTCGGGACCTCGTACAACCAGCTTCTCGGCGTCACCAACGTGTCCGGGATCACCTCAGTCACCTACACCGACGGCTCGCCAACCGGCGGCGAGATGTATCCGACTCTCGGAAAGACCGCCGCCCAGCTCGCCGACGCCAGGTTCCTTCCTCCTGAAGCGTGGCTCATGCGTACTGCCAGGTGGATGTGGTTGCTGACCTCCGAGGACACCTCGGGACTGCCGTTCGGGGTGTTCGGCCCGGGCTACCTGGGAAGTGACGACCAGACGCCGGACCCGATCGGCGGACTGCTCGGACTGCCGGTGTTCCTCGACGAGGCCATCCCTGCCACCCTCGGAACTGCCGCAAACCAGGACGAGATCATCTGTCTGCGTCCGAGTGACCTGGTGCTCCTCGAGGGTCAGCCCCAGACGAACATCTACCGGGAACCGCTGTCGGGCAACCTTGGCGTCCGCATTCAGATGCACGTCCGAGTCGCCGCCATCACCAACCGCTACGCACCGGGGATCGCTGTTCTCGGCGGATCCGGCTTCGTCGTCCAGTCGGGGTTCTGATCATGCCTGACATCGACCCGGCCATCCTCGATCGCCTCGATCGGCTCGAGCGCGACACGGCGATCGCCAACCAACCGGGCATCAACCCGGCCACCGGATGCCCACTCCCGCCAATCATCATCGACCCCGACTCGATGGCCGGCCAGAAGTGGGCAGCCGACAAGGCGAAGTACGACGCCCGTCGGGCAGAGGAGAAGGTCCAAGAGGACCGGCTTCGTCTCGAGCGTGAGGCCGAGGAGGAGCGGAAGCGTCAGGAGTGGGAGGCCAACCGGCCGAAGCGGGAGGCAGCAGAGCGCGAGCTCGTCGTCGTCGAGGCGGAGCTCGAGGCGCTCGACAAGCAGCTGCAGCCCCTTCGGCGCCGAGCGAAGGCTCTCGAGGCCATTGCCAAGCGCTGATGCCGGCCTTACCCGCCCACAAGACAGCCACCGATTCCGGAACCTGGGACGGTCCGGCGCAGGAGAAGAAGCTTCGGACGCCACTGACCGAGTCGATCGGCAAGAGGACCTATGCCTGGCAGGAGGCCGGTAGCGATGGCTCTTACAAGTCCGACTACCGGTTCGTTCACCACTTCGTCAGCCAGGCCGGCCTGCCCGGCTCAGCGTCGACCTTGGCGTGCTCCACAGGCATCGGTGTCCTCAACGGAGCGAGGACGGGCACGACGATCCCCGATGCCGATCGCAAGGGCGTCTGGGCCCACCTGGCTGCGCACCTCGAGGACGCCGGCGTGAAGCCCGCCGACATCCCGGAGCTGAAGAACCGGAAGCCGGCTGCCTCTGTCCGGGCCGAGCTGCGGAACGTTCCCGAGTCCCGGCTCTCGACCCGATCGGAGTTCGAGCTACGGGAGATCCCGAACGGGAACGGCGGGACGAATCTCCGGTTCACCGGCTTCGCCTGCGTCACCGACGCTGAATACGAGATGGAGGACTGGCTGGGGCCCTGGACGGAGTCGGTGACCAGGGGGGCATTCGCCAAGACGCTTGCCGGCGGCGCCGACGTTGCTTTCCTCCTCAATCATCAGGGGATGACTTTGGCGAGGACGAAGCCGGGGACGCTGAAGCTGTCAGAGGTCAGAGAGGGGAGCACCAGTCCCGTCGCCGGCGTCACCGGCCTCCACTCTGAGGCGCTACTCGATCCAGCGAACGTCTACGTGCAGGCCGTCCGGTCCGCCGTCGAGCGATCCGACTTGGACGAAATGAGCTTTGCCTTCAGGGTCACTCGGCAGGAATGGAACGACGACTATGACCGGCGCTGGATCAACGAGGTGAACCTCGACAAGGGCGACGTCTCACTCTGCAATTTTGGGGCGAACCCAGTCACCGGCGGGACGGTGGCGATCCGGCAACGCTTCATCGGTCGCACCCGGGAGGACATGCCGATCGGCCGAGCCCGGCATCTGCGAGCCGCCGGCGACGACTGCAACCGGTGCGATGGCGAGGGAACTGTCCATCTCCAGGGCCAGCCGGTCCAGTGCCCCCAGTGCAAGGGCACCGGTACCGGTGAGAACAACGCCAGCGATGACGACGAGATCGATCGCATGCTGCAAAGAGCCAAGTGGCACATGGACATTCTGAAGGGCCGCCTCATGCTCGAGAAGCTGCGGTACCCGCCGCGATGACCAGCATCATCGTCGAGACCAACTTCAGGGGGTTCGCCAGAGCGCTCGGCAAGGGCAGGTCGGATCTCCGCAAGAACATGAACATCCGCCTTCGTGCCGCCGGCCAGGTGGTCGCCGACGACGCCAAGCAACGATGCACGACCACGCAGGCAAAGTTCCGGGTGTCCACGACGGTCAAAGGCGTGAGCGTGGTGGTCACCGGGCCGTCCATCGTCGGATTGCTCGAGAACGGCACCGGAAACGAAGCCCCCTCCTGGCGCCACCCCGTCTTCGGCAACACCAACGTCTGGGTGACCCAGAAGACCCACCCGTACCTCGCCCCGGCCCTCGAGGCCAACAGGGACAAGGTGGTAGGCCTGCTCATCGAAGCGCTCGACGAGACCTTCGCCGAGATCGCCGGCTCGGTGGGAGGTGTACAGAGGGCGTCAGGTGGGATTCAGATGGGCAGCGCCGGCGGTCAGGGGAGTCAGGGTGCAGGAGCGGGAGCCGCTGCCGGCGCCGAGGCCGGCGTCGCTGAAGATGTAGGCGAGGTCGCCGAGGACCTGTAGGTCAGAGCGCTGGCGGTCGTGGCGGGCCCCCTAGTCGCTGACATACGGGCCGTAGAGATCGGCCACCTCCCGGCAGGCTACGAGATCGTCGGCCGAAGCCTTCACCCGTCGTGCCATTGCCTCGATAGCCCGTTCTTCCGCTTCGCAGACGACGTATCCGATCGCCTCGTTGAGCTGGTGGGCGATCGCCTCGGTCTTTGGGTCACTCCCGAGGACCTCGAGCAATGCGAACATGGCTCGCTGGCGCTCGGTTGCGAACGGAACCATCGATTCGAGGTGCAGCATGTCGAGCACGGTCAGCTCG